GAGAGACCCTCCCAGACGGATGACACGACCAATTGACTGGGAGATGCCGATGTAGTCCATGTTTCTCATGAACAATACTGCCTCAAGTCCACTGACGTTGATACCTTCAGACAAAATAGAGTGATGAAGAACAACAAACTTTTTGCTAGGATCTTTGCCCCAAGTATTCAGAGTATCAAAGAATACCTCACGATTGACTTTCTGACCATCGATGATTGCACCAGTCTTGGATGTAATATACAGACAGGAATAACCACGTTCTGCCAGTTGATTACGGAAGTCAGATTGACTCAGAAGTTTGATAATCTGTTTAGTAGAACGTGCGGCAATCAGGATCTTATCCAGTGAGTTCTCATCAATTGTCTCAATCAGATTCTCACAATCACGGTCGGCAATCATCTGCTTATCCTGAACCATATCCAGTTGCTTTACAACAACCTTAGGTGGCAGAATGTATCCTTGCTCTACTAATGTAGGAGCAGGAATGTTACAGATGACTTTACCGTAGACCTCATAGTCATTCATCCCTGGCTTGTAAATAGAGAGAGAATGCTTAGGAGTAGCAGTGAAGAAGTAACACCGATCAGCATCAGCAGAAAAGTGCTCCGTAGCAGGGAAAAAGTTACGTTGGACTGAGTTATGCGCTTCATCAAAGTATATCGTGTTGACTTCGATATCTGCTTCTACAAGACGATGTAGAGAGTGATATGTGGTAAAGATTACTACATTCTCACCAGCAGTTCTAGCAGTATTTACAAAAAGATTGATCTTTTCTGCTTTTGTTGTGGAGAAGTGTGAAGTCTCACCACTATGAACATGCATCACATGTGTGTGAGTTGTATCAATGACTTCCAGAAACTCACTACAAAGTTGCTCTGCAAGCAGAATACGTGGTGCTACAACAACAATAGTAGAACCATTATCAATATACTTTTGATTCTCAACAATATCATGTATCATACACAAGGTCTTACCACCACCCGTAGGGATGATCAACTGACCTTTGTCATATGCCAGCATCTCATTCAGTGCTTTGCGTTGATGGGGTCTGAGAGTGATGGTCAAAGGTCTCCCTCGATTACCTTCTTATTATAGCAGAAAACCGTCCCCAGTGCGACTTGGTGGACGGTTCTTAAAGTGTCTTATAGATTCCTCTTCAACCCTAACAAAGGTAGTCTACAGGGTTTTGAGAGTCTTGTCAAGTGCTGTCCTTTTCTGATATATTTCCAAAGAATGTTGTAATAGAATATCTACCATATCCATCATAATAATCAGAGTCTTTGATAGAAACTTTATTAACACCATGTTTTACCCAACCAGGGAAGATTATTATTGAGTTATTATCACATTTATATTCATAATCATGATCTGGAAAGAATAAGTCTCCACCCTCATACTTTTTAGGTTCTTTATGGAAATATGAAAATGCTAAGAATTGAGTTGACTTATCAAGGTGTGCTCGATAATATTCTTTATCGTGATAATATCTGACCTTAGTAGCATCAAAGTTTGCCATTGGTGCAATAGAACAACACCCATGAATCTCGGCAAAGGTATCAAGAATACCAGAATCAAATATTTTTCTATTCACTGTCAAGATGTTTGACAAGGGTCTAAAGTTTGGATTGCCATTGATACCAGACCATTTACCGTTAGAATAGTTTCTATACAATTGATCTAATATAAGAGCACTAGAGTTTGTATACCCGACAATACCACCAAAGTCTTCTGCTTTGAGTAACTTTCCTGGTTTTGTATAAAAGTTTAGTTCTTCCCAAATAAGTTCAAGTTCCTCTTTATTATAAAAGTTTTTAACAATAATATGTGGGAATGGTTCCTCATATCGAATAAGTTTCAAGGTTTCTGTCATTCTCGTCCTCCATTATCTTGAACAACTGCCCATGTTGTTGCAATATATTTTGTTCCACCAATGGGTGGATTACCTCTGTGAGTATGTGTAAATCCGGCAGGGAATATAATTACATCTCCGGTTACTGCTTCTTCTCGTAAGTTCTGATATAAAAATTCTGTCTCTCCACCTTCAAATTCATCATTTAAATATACCTGAATAACAAAAGATCTAGGTGCTGAAATATGTGAACCATTCTCGTAGTGCCAAGAGTGAAATCCACCTCCGACAGGTATCTTCTTTAGTTTACAATCATAAACAGCAAACTCACTATGTTGTAATAGACTGAACATATCAATATATTCATCAATACAAACCTTCATGTTAGGTAATATTTGCTGCGATATTCTGGATGCAGCAGTTACTTCAAGATTAAAAGCATTATTTACGTTTATTGTTTTATTGTCTACAGAGTGGAGTCTTTCTCTGTCATAAAACAACAAATTATTATTGTCTAGATAGTCAATATACTTTACTAAATCTGCACATTCTTTACGTGAAAATGCACCACGATATCGCACAACAAAATTATCAGACATAACGAAGTATTTTTAAATATTTATGCTACTCCAGTAGCACTTGTACTACCTGAAATAGTTCCACCATTTGAAACATCAACCTGAATACTATTACTACTTTTACGAATAGCAGCACCATTTGCACCTGCTCCACCCTGCGAACTATCTAATTCTCTGCCACCATTTCCACCCTGAGCACTTTCATTAGTGTCACCACCATGTCCACCATCTCCACCTTTTGCTTCTTCATCATTATCTCCACCTTCTCCGCCTTCACCATTTTCTTGTAACTGTCCAGAACCTCCACTTGAACCAACTGCAACCTCATCATCACCACCAGATCGTCTATTTCCACGTTCTCCACCGGAACCTGAGGGGAATCCTGCTCCACCACCACCTCCACCACCACAGGCACTTCTATCAGCACCACTGTCAACCTGACGGGCTCCGGCACCACCTCCACCACCAGCAAAACCACATCTTATACTTCCACCACCCTGAATATTAACAGCAGTTTCTTCATGCTCAATACCTAGTGCAGAAGTTCCATTACCTCCACTACTACCATTAGTACTACCACCATCAGACCAACTATCAGCACCTTTACCACCATCTCCACCAGCACCATATAATCCTCCACTACTACCAATATCAACACTCAAAACAACATCAGAGTTCCAACTACCAGTTCTCAAGGCAACATAATTCTGATTACCTTTTGCGGACCCAATCGTTTTATTGACATGAATAAGAATTTTAGATCCTGCTTCTTTTTTACCCCTAAATCCACCAATAACAGTTACACTATTACCGTTATACCTACTTTTTGCATTCTGTCTACTTTCTGTACCACCAGTGTGGAAGTCAACCACAACATTTAATCTTTTACCATAAAATTCACTAAATTTTATTGCTCCTGATGATGGTATTCCAGTATCTAAAGTTTTAGTCAAAGTTCCAACGGTCTGACTAACTCGATAGTTTCCCAAACTTCTAGAACTATTTGATCCAAATTCAGTCTCTATTTCAGAAAATGATAATGGATTGCCTGATGATTTAATTGCCATTTTTTATATCTCCATATTAACTAGAAGTTACAGTTTCCCATCCAGAACCGGTATAGACCTGTATTTTATTAAGTGAGGTGTTATAAATCAGTGCTCCAGCAGTCAAGTTGTTTAAGTTTCCTCTGTTAGTTGTAGAGACTTTAGGTAAAATCATAAACCTATCAGAGGAATATGATTCACCGTCATCATTAGCGGTTGCAGAACCTAAGTCAAGAGCACATTGTGGATTGGTTGTACCTGAACCAATACATCCTTTTTGAGTAACAACAACTCTTGGAGATCCAGATCCACTTGGAAGTGTTGGTGGATTAATTACAAATCTCAGTGCATTACCACCAATGGCATCAAAACCTTGAGGATCGTTAGTTGCAAAAGCAGCATATGCATTATTGCTTTGCTTTATATTATTAAAAGTAGAAACACCTGTCGTTCCGACATCAGTATTAACAAATGATAATCCATTAGAACCATTTCCAGTTCCAGTGTCTATAATGGTAGCCAATCCATCTGGTGCCAGCAAATCTCCTTGGAAAGATGTTGCACTTACAAGTCCACTTACACTAAATGCACCACCCAAATTAACTGTTAAATTGCCATCAATAGTTACATTACTTTCAAAATGTGCGTTTCCAGTAAATGTGGATATTCCCTGAACGTCTAATTTATGTGAGGGATTTGTTATACCAATTCCTAGATTGCCATCTTTAGTGAGAGACATTAACTGAGAACTATTTGCTCCCTTATGCCAGACATAATCTCCTGCCGCGGCACCAGCATTATTAGCACTTAGATAATAGTTAAAGTTACCTGTTCCATAATTGACTATATCAAGTGATTGTGCATTACTAAGTGCAAATCCTCCAGCACCACCATATCTAAATTCGGCATTATTTGTATTACTAGTTCCTGGTTCTCTACCAACAGTTATACTTGCCGATGAAGTATCACTCGTAATCTGAAGTTCTGTAGCACCAGTTGCTCTCTGTTGGAATGTATTAGCAGGTATGGCAGTTCCAATACCAATAGAGGTTACTGAAAGTCCTGCTCCCGTGATAGTTCCTGCAGTAAGATTTCCAGTTGTTGTTATTCCAAGATCGACATTTGGTGTTCCAGTAAGACCGCCAGCAGTTCCTGTTGTATCTTGATTAAGAGTTCCAACTCTTGCGGCATCAATTGTTCCAGATGAAATATTACTACCATTTAAACTGGTTAATGATGCACCAGAAATTGTAGGAAGTGTTGCAGGAAAACGTGCATCTGGAATTGTTCCTGTTGTTAAATGCGTAGCATCAATATCTCCATCAAATGTTGTTGCAGTTATTACTCCAGAATAGAATGCATTTCCAGTGCTACTAGTGAAAGATATTCCAGATCCTATATTTAAATCACCTGTTGTAGTAAGGATACCAGTTATTGTTGTATTGCCTGTTATATCAACATCACCCAAAACAATTAGTTGTGGATCAGAAGCACCTGGAGTTACTGTTGTTCCAATACCAACTTTTGATGTCGTATTAATTCCTATGCCATTATTATCAGTAATAAAAGTTGTTCGAGCGTATCCAATTAAATTATCAACAGTCTCTCCATTTGCCAGTTTAAGTGTTAGGGCCGTAAGAGCACCACCAACATTTACTCCATTCGCAACATCTATACTACTTGCGGTTAATACTCCAACAGTCGTTATACCAGATATTTCAGCATTTTGAGTTACAAATAAATCTTGTGTCGTAGTTAATCCAGTGGTTCTCGAACTTCCATATACATTTAATTTATAAAGGGTAGGAACAGAAGTTCCAATACCAACCAATCCATTTGCATTAACTACAAAATTCTCATTGTCAACTTGAAGACCAGACCTAAAATTAAATGACTTTCTAATATTTGCCATTATTATAAGCTTTAGAGTTATTTATCGGATAATTTTTGCTCAAGTTCTTCGACCTTATCGGAAAGTTCCTTGACTGC